TACAATTGTAATTTATTGTCAAGCAAAAGACACTACAGGTGGAACAGCTACATTAGTTTTTGATGCAGCAGGTTCTGATGTTTGGGCAACTGGTTCAGTAATTGAATCAAGAGCTTCAAGTGAAGTAACTTTTGATACTTCAGCAGCAGGTGAAACTAAATTAACTTTCACACCAGCTAACGCAGCAACAAACTTGCTAACTACTGGTGGACAGATAGCTTTCATTTGTTATGAAGATGCTACATGGCATATTGCAACTAAACTAGCAGCTGAGACTACTCAGACTACTGGTGCATTTGTATTTGCAGCATAATAAATAAATTAACTCGAGGTGCCTGGTAATGCAGGCACCTTTTAAAAGGAGAAAAAAATGGCAGACACAGTATTAAACACAACTGTATTCGACGGAGCAAAAAAATTAATCACTCACTACAACGTAGTTTCTGATTCTACAGGAGGCACAACTAAAATTGTAACAGTTGCTAACTTAACAACTAACAATGGTAAAACTTGCAAAACAGTAAGACTCAACAAAGTTAGTTTTAATGTCTCAGTAACAGCACCAGTTGATTCTATTAGAATGTTATGGGACGCTGACACAGATGTTGTATTTCAAACACTAAATGGTGAAATGGAATATGATTATTCTAGTTTTGGTGGATTAAAAAATACCAAAGCTACTAATTACACAGGAGACGTAAATGTAACTTTACCAGCTTGTACATCAGGAGATTCAGCTACAATCGTTTGTGAATGGATTAAAGTCTACGAATAGGAGGCTAAATGGCTAACACAACTTCGGGTACAACTACATTTGATAAGACTTTTTCTATTGATGAAATAGTAGAAGAAGCTTACGAAAGAATTGGAGTATTAGACTATTCTGGTTTTCAATTAAAAACCGCTAGACGTTCTTTAAATATAATGCTTCAAGAATGGGGCAATAGAGGTATTCACTATTGGGAAATAGATGAACTTGATCTTGATTTAATTCAAGGACAATCTGAATATAAATTTTTTAGAGCATCTTCTGACGGTACAAGTGCTACTTCAAATCCAAACGGTGTGTATGGAATATCCGATGTCCTTGAGGCACAATTAAGAAGTAATAGAACAGCAACTGATCAATCAGATAGTCCAATGACAAAAGTTGATAGATCAACTTATGGTGCTTTTTCTAATAAACTATCTCAAGGTACACCTAATCAATATTGGGTACAAAGATTTATTGATCATGTTAGTATTAATATTTACCCAACACCTGATTCTACTAATGCTTCTAAAGATATGCATTTTTATTACATAAAAAGAATTCAGGATGCTGGCGAATATACAAATGCAACGGATATGCCTTTTAGATTTGTACCATGTATGGTTTCTGGTTTAGCTTATTATCTTGCAATGAAGTACGCTCCACAATTAATGCAAAATATGAAATTAATTTACGAAGATGAATTTCAAAGAGCATTACAAGAAGACGGTTCAGCTTCAAGTACATTTATAACACCTAAAGCTTATTACCCAGGAACTTAATGTCTAAGTACGCAACAGGAAAACATTCAAAAGCTATATCTGATAGATCAGGTATGGAATTTCCATATAAAGAAATGGTTAAAGAATGGAACGGTTCTTTTGTTCATTATACAGAATATGAACCTAAGCAACCACAGCTTGAACCTAAAGCAATTGGTGGGGACGGTGTTGCACTACTTAATGTTCGAACGGATAGAACAGAACCTATAACAACAATTATGATTCCTGAAAATGGTTTCAAAACTTATCAAGCAGGATCGGGAGTTTTAAATGTAAATGTACCTGGACACGGTTTAACAAACGGTACAACATATTTATTTAGAGGATCACCAACAATATCACCTGGTACAGGAACATCTACTAATCCTGTTTTTGCTTATGCATCAATTCCAAACTTTGATGGAATAACTGGAGCACAAATAACTCAAGGATCGGGATATGCAATAACAACTGGATTATTTCAAAATGGAGTAAGAATTACAACTGACTTTGCTTTGTCAAACTTCTTCTTCTTTACAGTTAATACAGATACTGCTACAACAGGAAATATAAAAGGAGGAGGCTATGGGTGTTCTGTAGGACCTATAACAATATCACCATGATTAAAAAATTTATTCAATTTATTAAAGACATGTTTACACCTAAAAGACAAGAGGTAGTAATAGAAGATCGTAAGATAAAAAAAATACGTTTAAAATATAAAGGAAGTTCTGAATAATGACATACGCAGAATTAGTACAAAAAATTAGTGACTACACTGAAGTAGATAGCAATGTTTTAACTACTACTATTGTAAATGGTTTCATTGAAGATGCTGAATGGAGAATTTATAGGGACGTGGATTCAGATAGTAATAGAAGATATGCTACAGCTAATTTAGTTACAAATGACAGGTTTATTTCTACTCCAGCAAATGCTTTAGTAGTAAGATCTGTTCAAATAGTAAATGGTGGTTCAGGATCCACGAGAAATTTTTTACAATTTAGAGATACAAGTTTTATGTCAGAATTTAACTCTACAGGAGTAACAGGAGAACCTAAGTATTATGGTATGTGGGAAGATGACAAAATGGTCTTAGCTCCTACTCCTAACTCAACATATCAAGTTCAGGTTAATTATATCTTGAAAGACCCAGGTTTATCTAGTACAAATACAGAAACATACTTAAGTAAGTATTTTCCCAACGGACTTTTGTATGCATGTTTAGTCGAAGCCTTTAGTTTTTTAAAAGGTCCAGCAGATCTTTTACAATTATATGAAGGAAGATATAAACAAGCGACGCAAGGATTCTCAATAGAACAAATGGGAAGAAGACGACGTGACGAATACCAATCAGGTGTTCCTAGGGTCGGAGGAAAATAAGAGATAAATTATGGCTATAACACAAGCAATTGCAAACGCATTTAAAAAACAACTACTAGAAGGTGATCACAATTTTAAACAATCTGGTGGTGATAAATTTAAACTAGCTCTTTATACTTCTTCAGCAACTCTAAACTCAACTACAACTGCTTATTCTACTACTAATGAAATTAGTAATACAGGAACTTATGCAGCTGGTGGTGGGGCTTTAGTTAACAGTGGTACTTCTATCGGTTCAGGTACTGGTAAAGGTGTTGCTATCGTTGACTTTGCAGATTTATCATTTACTTCTGCAACAATTACAGCAAGAGGTGCATTAGTTTATAATACATCTTCAGCTACAACCAATGCAGCTGTTGCGGTATTAGACTTTGGAGCAAATAAAACTAGTACGTCAGGGACTTTCACAGTTGTATTTCCAGCATTTACAACTTCAGCAGCTATATTGAGAATCTCTGGTTAGGAGTATTAAATGGCGTTAGTAATACATGACAGAGTAAGAGAAACCTCTACAACAACAGGTACAGGTGACTTTACATTAGCAGGAGCCGTTCAAGGCTTCGAAACTTTTTCTAGTGCAATAGGAAATAGTAATACAACTTATTATGCAATCGTTAATCAAGCAAATTCAGAATTTGAGGTTGGTCTTGGAACGGTATCGTCAGGTACTTTAGCAAGAACAACACCAATTACTTCATCAAACTCAAACAATGCTGTAAACTTTTCAGCAGGTACAAAAGATGTATTCTGTACTCTACCTGCAACAAAAGCAGTTGTAGAAGATGCAAACAGTGACGTAACACTTCCAGCAGATTTAAATGTTGCTGTAAATTTAGATGTTGACGGTCTTACTACAACAGATGGAATAACTAATGCTGGTAATTTTTCTACAGATGGTGGCACAATTAAACTAGATGGTAACTATCCAACAGGGACATCAAATGTTGCATTAGGAAATCAAGCTCTAGAAGCAGTAGAAGCTGGTGGTACTCAAAATACAGCAGTAGGAAATCAATCACTTGAAAATGTTACTACAGGCGATAACAACATTGGTGTAGGTCATAGAACGTTATGTACTTTGACTACAGGTTCGTGCAATGTGGCAGTGGGTAAAGATGCACTTAGAACTAATACAGGTGATTCTAATGTAGCAGTAGGTCATGAAGCTTTAGTTGTTAATCAATCAGGAGATAATAATACAGCAGTGGGAACATTTGCTTTAGATGCTAATTCAACAGCAGATAATAACACAGCTGTAGGTACTTTAGCTTTAACAACAAACACCACAGGAACACAAAATGTAGCAGTAGGTGTTTGTGCTTTAAATGCTAACACTATAGCATCAGATAATGTAGCAGTCGGCTACCAAGCATTAGATACTAATACAGAGGGAAATTGTAATACGTCTGTAGGTCATAGTTCTTTATTTTCTAACACTACAGGTTCATGTAATACAGGACTAGGTAAAAATGCTTTAATACTAAACAGTACAGCTTCAAATAATACAGCTGTTGGTGTAAATTCTTTAAAAGGAAACACAACAGGAACTCCAAATGTAGCTTTAGGTTCAAATGCACTTTGTGCAAATACTACAGGTACAAATAATGTTGCTCTTGGTAGGTCTGCATTAAAAGTTAATACGACATCAAGTTCAAACACAGCAATAGGAAGTTTTTCTTTAGCTACTAATACAGGTTCTAATAATACTGCTGTTGGTAGAGAAAGTTTATATTCTAACACAACAGCTTCAACTAATGTTGCTGTTGGTGCTTGTGCATTAAAAGCTAACACAACAGGAACAAACAATGTTGCAGTTGGTTGTGGTTCTTTACTTAATAATGTTGTCTGTATTAGGAATACAGCAATTGGTCATTTATCTATATGTGGTAATGGTACAATTTCAGGTGGTTGTAATACGGCTTTAGGTGCATTATCATTAAGATGCCTTACTTCTGGTTCTTCAAATACTGCAGTTGGAGATAGTGCTTTATGTAAAAACTCAACAGCTTCCAATAACACGGCAGTTGGTTTTGAAGCTTTAAAAACCAACACAACAGGTTCTGGTAATACAGCAGTTGGTAGAGATGCTTTAGAAACAAATACAGCTAACGATAACACAGCAGTTGGATATGAAGCTTTAAAACTTAA